TCATATCGTATTCTCTTTTAGCAAGATTAGCTGTTTCTAATGCTTCCCAAAGGTTTTGTTCGTCAGTTGCTTTTAAATAATAAATCATGTTATTCCTCAGTTAAGTCTATAATTTCATTGTCGGTTAATCTTAATGGATAGTAAGATAATTTCTTAATGTAACCATTTAAAAAGTAGTAACCTCCATTATAGTTACCAATGTAAATTGTTGTTAAATCTGATGTACTTCCAGTTAATGTAGTGTTTACAGTTTCAGCAGTACCATCACCTGCCACATTTGCATTTTGATATTCATAAGCTAAAGAATATTTAAAATAAGTATCTGATGAAACAAAATTAGTAGCTGATAATGTTAAACCTTGTTTAATAAACAATGCTTTTACATCATCATAATCAATATAAATATCTGGAAATCTATTACTACCATTAGTAGTATTATCAACATGAATTATTCTTTTGTCACTAATAGAAATTGGTTCAAATGTTTTTGCATTTACAAACCAAGTTCCTTTTGATTGTTTGAACCAATCGTCTTGATTAATATTTTTCATTTCAGCATCATCATAACTCCTAGTAACCTGTGAACCTGTTGTTTTGATGTAGGAAGTTGGGAATGAACCTACTTCTAATTGCATACCCCAAATATGTATAGTTTCATATCCAGTTCCAACAAATGATGGTGTAGTATTAGTTGTTGCGAAAGAACTTTTAAAAGCAACTATTCCTGCAAAAGAAGCATTTTGTTTTGTCCAAGTCATAGAAATACGATACCAACCATTTCCTACAGATGTTGAATTAACAGTAGTAACAATTGGACTTCCAGTAATACTTTCTGTATCAAAATCAAAAGTTGACCAAGGTTCAGTTGATTCACCTCTGTCACCAATAGTAACATATCTATTGTTACCTTTTTTTACATAAATAGAATAAGTAACAGCTACTCCAGTAGAAGATGTTGCAGTTTTTTGTAATCTCATACCTGTAGTTCCAACTGTTGAAGTTATTGTTCCTGCTGTTAAAGTTCCATCTGGTGCAATTAATGTTGAACCTTGTTTTGTAATAAAAGTAGTAGTGAAAGAAGCATCACTTATATCTTCTGATATATTTACTAAATTAGTTCTACTCTCCTCAATCAATAAACCTAAGCTCTCACCTGTAGTTGGATTGTGGTCAAATCTAGCAACATTGTTTCCTGCTGTTTGAAGTGCAGGTTGATATTTGGTAATAGGTGAAGATGTAGTTGGAGTGTAAGCTGTTAAGCTATCTCTTTGTTCTAGTTGAGCACCCCAGATATAAATATATCCATTGTCATCTGTTGTTGTTAGTGAACCATCTGTAGTAGCAGAACCTATACCTGTTATTCTACTAGAGTTAGTAGAACTACAAGTAACAGTAATTGAACATCTATACCAAGAATTTCCTACATCTGTGATTGTTGCTGTATGACCTGCATCTGATGTGCCAACTGTACCAGTAGATAAATCAAAATATGTTACATTACCAGAACCATCTAAAATATCTTCTCTTAATACTAAAATATTTCTATCTCCTGATTTAGCATAACATGAAAAAGTATAATCATTTCCACTTATTACTGAATTATAAGCTCTTAATAAAGGATAAGTAGTTTCTCCACTTGTTTGTGCAAATTTTTCAGCAGTAGTTGTACCATCTGGTGCAGTAGTATCATTTGCTGTAACAGTTGTTCTTAAAGGAAACCAATTAGCATTATCAAACTCTTGCGAATATGGAATTAAATTCTCCTCAGCTTTCACACTTGTATAACCATCATAGTAGGTAGCATTACTTGCTCTAGTAAAAGTAATTCTTGGGTCTAATGCTTTTGAGTTCGCAAAGTCTAAATTTAAAGATGGTCTAATAGAGTGTCTTGTAGGTGCTATAGAATTTAAAACACCAGAAGTAGTAATATCTCCTGAAGATGTAATTGTTCCTGTAATATTTACATTTCCTGTTCCAGTTATATCAGAACTGTTTAAATCTAAATCTCCACCTAATTGAGGTGTTGTATCTTCAATTACATTTTCTAATTTTGCATTTAATTGTGTTTGAGCATCAGAAGTTAAACCTCCAATATATCCAAATTCAGTATTAGTAACTGACCCATCATGTATTTTAGTTGCATCAATAGCTGCTGATGCATTAACATCTGAATTAACTATAACTCCTGAATTAATAGAAGCTACTCCAGTATTAGTAATACTAACATCACCAGATATAGATTGATTTTCCCATTTAGTAGATGTACTATCATATACTAAGAAGTCAGCATCTGCAACTGAAGTAATTGCAACATCATTCATTTCAGATAATTCATTTTCAAGTGCTACTGCATTTGTAACGAATGCTGTTGTAGCAACTTTAGTTGAACTATCTCCTGCTGTAGGAGTAGGAGCAGAAACTGTTCCTGTAAATGTTGGAGAAGCTAAAGGTGCTTTAAGTGTATCTAAACTTGTAAGTTGAGTTTGTATATTACTTGTTACACCATTTAAGTATCCAAATTCTGTATTTGATATTGAGCCATCATGAATCTTAGTTGCATCAATTGCAGCACTAGCATTAATATCTGCATTAACAATTACACCAGAACTAATAGCAGCAACACCTGTATCAGCAATAGTAATATCTCCTGATACTACATTGTCAATCCATTTAGATGTAGCTGTATCATAAAATAATAATGATGCATCTGCTGGAGATGTAATATTAACATCAGTTAATTCTGCTAATTCATTTGCTGTTGCAACTTGAGCATCTACATAAGTCTTAATAGCTTTTGCTGAAGCTAAAGTATCATCACTAGCAGAGACACTTGTTAAATCTGTATCTAAAACTCCTGAAGCTAAATCTGCAACTTCAAGATTTGTAATACTGTTACCAGTACCATTAGCATCAATAGTTTTATTTGTTAATGTATCAGTAGTTGCTTTACCTACTAATGTATCTGTTGATGTTGGAAGAGTAAGAGTACCAGTATTTAAAATACTAGAAATAGTTGGAGTTGTTAAAGTTTTATTTTCTAAAGTTTGAGTATCAGTTAGTGTTGCAACTGATGAATCTATATTTAAAGTTATTGTTTGAGCAGAACCTACACTAGAAATACCTGTTCCACCAGCAATAGTTAAAGTTTGTGAATCTAAATCAATTGATTGAGCACCACCAGTATCACCTATAAAATCTAAATCTTGTACAGTTACTTGTGCGTCTACATATGTTTTAATTGCTTTAGCACTAGCTAAGGTATCATCACTTGCTGATACTGAATTTAAATCTGTATCTACATCTGTAATTGCTGTAGCTGAACCAATAACTAATGCATCTAAATTTACTGTACCATCAAAATAGGCATCTTTAAATTCTAAAGATGATGTTCCTAAATCAATATCATTATCTGTTGTTGGTACAATTGCACCATCAATAATTTTAAATTGTTCAGTTGATACACTACTAACATCAATTGAAAATTCAATTTCATTATTTGATGTATCAATAGTAACTTTGTTTAATGGTGTTTGTAATCCTGCATCTCCAATTAAAGCTATAACAGGTCCTTCAGAAGAAGTACCATCATGTTTATGTCCTGTTGAATTATTAAATGCTGCTAAGAGTTGATTGTATTCATTATTAAATAATGATGCTGATATTATATCACCATCTGATAATGAACTCTGTCTAGTATATCCTGCCATATTATCTTCTTCCTCCTGCTATAAATGAAACGAACATTCCGTTAACTGAATAAGGTGCGTTAGTGTCATCACTAAAAAATTTAAAATTATTAGAAAAACCACTTCCATTAACTAATATACTTTTACTTGGTAAGATAGCTGCTCCAAATACGTTTGCACCAAATACTGCTGTTCCAAATAAAGCTGGTGAATTTAAATTTCCTACTGAAAAATTATTAGGTTGAGGAACTTCTGAATTATCAAAATCATATCTTATTCTTAATAATAAATCGTTTTGAGTTCCTTCAGCTTCAATGTTAGCTTTTACTTTGTATAAACTTTTTCTTAAACCATTATCACCATAATCCATATCTGGTGTTTGAAATTCTGCCACAACATTATTACCATCAAAACTGTTACCAGTATCATGTTGATATAAATAACCAGATTCATCAGCATGATAAATAACTTCTGTACCTGTACTATTTAAATCAGAAGTACAAAATTTTACAGGTAAACCTTTTGTTTCACTCCATTCAAAAGCAGGAATACCTTCTGCACTATATTTAAATGTTCCTATAATTCCTCTTTGTCCAGAATCAGCTTCACCTGTCTTATAATAAAATAATCTGTATTGACTTCTTTCTCTAATTACAATACTTGATATTGTATAAATACTAAAATTATTTATTAAATCATTTACTAACGGTAAAATTTTTCTACTGATAGAACCTAATTCAACGTCATCAATTCTAGCTGTACCTGCTACAGTTCTTAATCCATCAGGTGCTAAGAATATTAAATCTCCACCTATCTCCTGAATTGAATTTCCACTTACACAACCAATATTTTTAGTTACTGATTTAATTATAGGAGTAGAATCAAGGTTTGTCAACTCATATATACTGTTTTTACAAAATATAATTAATGAGTTTCTAAATACTTTTATACCTGTTACTACATCTCCTACATCTATTAAACCTGAAGATGCTTGTTCAAAATCCCAAGGTTTTAATCTAGCACTATAATAAACTGTACTAGGAGCATCAGGAGTACCAGCTACTATAATCCTTTCGGAAAACTTTTCAATAAATTTACATTTTTCAGGAGCTGACCTTTCAATTTCTAAAAAATGATAACCATCAGAATCTATTTGAAATTCTCCTATTTTATTTTGACCATCTACAAAATAAATAGCTCCAGCATTTCCTTCAGATTCAAAATTAATAAACTGAACATTAGATTGATTTGTTCTTGTAATAGTTGTTGCTGAAGCTAATGAACCAGAAGTTATTCCACTATTATATAAAGTTAAACCATTTTGTGTACTAGTAGTATTTGCATTTATATCTAAAGTTAATTCTGTATCACTTTGAATAGAAAGAATATGATAATAGTTATTATCAATTTTAATTAAATCATTTACATGCAAAGAAGTTGTAAATGTAGTACTAGTTCCTGTTACAGTTGCTAAACCTGCATGTATACTAACAGTTCCTGATATTGCTACAAATGTATCTTTATTAATTTGAACATACGATGTACCACTATTACTCCAAAATAAATCATTTGCTTGAGCAACTAATACACCATCATTATAATTTTTAATTCCATATATTAAATCAGTAGCAGTTCCAGATGGACTTACAGCACTTGTTGTTCCCCATTTTCGATAACCACTTATTCTTCTATAACCACCAGTTGTAGATGATTCAAAATTTTGTAATTTAGTTGCAGCACCAGGAGTTCTAAATAAAGCATGTGAACTTGAAATTAAGTCCAAACCACCTTGTACAGTAATGGAAGCTCCTTGAGTTGGCATCTATGTTATCCTTATATAAATAATCTTCTATCATCTTCCACATACTTAGGTTGTGGAGCATTTAATTGTTCAATCATTTTATTTAAACTTTTTTTATATTCATCTAAAGCTAGTTGAGCTTGAGAAATATTATCTTTAAATTGATAAATATAATATCTTGCTCTAGCTAATAGTACAGGTTTATATTGTTCTGGAAATAATACTACATCAGTATCATTAGTTAATGTTGAAGGTCTATTGAATGCATTAAAATAAATTCTATAAACTCCATCAGGTATTGGAGATAATCCAAATCTTCTACCATCTTCACTTCTTATAATCTTAGTAGGTACTCCATAATTTTGTTGATTAGATTTATCTTGTTCTTCACTTGACGCATAAAAATCTTTCCAAGTTTCTAATGTTACAAAAGATAAACTATGAATAGTATAAGGTGCAGTTTTACCTGTTACACCTTCTTCAGTTAATGTAAAACTATCCCAGTCTACATTTGAATAATCTGTATCTACACTTGATGAACCTGTTTTTAATAAGTACCATCTAGTACCTGCAACAGTTTCTACATAAGTATTACCATTATAATTATTTTGAGGAGCTGCAGTTGTTAACCATGACCATGTATCTTGAGCATCTACTATATCAAAGTAAGCTCTGTTAACACAGTTAGCTACAAATTTTTGTATTGCTACAGCACCAGCTACACTTGTAAGTTCAGGTTCATTTATTTCAACTAACAGTTCGTTAGTCATTGATAGATAAGTTTTAGCCATTTAACAATTCCATGCTCTTAATGATTTATTAATTCTTGAATTAGGGTCTCTTGCTGTTTTCTTAGAAGTTAATTTCTTTTTCATGCCTCTCATTCTAGCACAAAAAGATTTTCTTCTATTAGCATCTTT